GTGTCTCGTAATAAGGCGCGGCGTATGATGATCTCTAAACACGGAAAGTCCAAGCTATCAGGCAAGGATATTGATCATTCAAATGGTAACGCGACTGACAACTCTTCAAATAATTTAAAAATCATGTCTAGCTCTGCAAACAGAGCGAAAAAGTAGGGAGCCAAAAAGGAACATCCAACGGCCACGGGTTTTCCTATTTTTTCATCTAACTCAACCAAAGCAATTAATTACGTTGAGGCCCCTTACGAGGGATAACCTTATCGGAAAGAGCGCACACGGACACGTTAGTGAATACCCTAACAATCTAAACTCTTTTCCAAGGTGAAATAAAATGTCTAATGCTAATCCATCCCGCGTGGGTCAGGCTGGTCTAACAGGTGCAACTGACGCCCTGTTTCTGAAGGTCTTCTCAGGTGAGGTAATGTCTACTTTCAACGCACAAACTGTGATGAAAGAAAAGACCCGTATTCGTTCTATCCAGAATGGTAAATCCGCTCAATTCCCAGCAATCGGTAAGACCGTGGCTGAGTACCACACCGCTGGTGCAGAAATCTTGGGCAACAATGTCGAACACGGTGAGAAAGTCATCACAATTGATGATCTATTGATTTCAAACACTTTTATCTCAAATATCGATGAAGCTAAAAATCATTATGATGTCCGTGCAGAATACTCTAAGCAAATGGGCCAAGCTCTAGCTCAGACTTATGACCGCAACCTGCTGTCTATGGCTGTTAAAGCCGCGCGTGATCCATCTGGTATTGGTGCTGGTGTGGCTGGTCAAGGTAATGCTGCTTCTGAAGCTCTCGGAACAACAACACCTACAACGTCACAGATTGTGAGTGCTATGTATGATGCAGCGGCTACTCTTGACACAGCTAACGTCCCTGAGACTGAGCGCTTTGTTGTCGTAGACCCAGCTACTTACTACGCTCTGGTGCAAGAAGACAAACTGATCAACCGTGACTTCGGTCAGAACGGATCATACTCTGACGGTACAATTATGCGTGTCGCTGGTATGCAAATTGTTAAGTCAAACAACCTAGCTGTGGACCACTTGTCTACTACAGCTACATACCCTGACTTCAGCTCTAAGTATGCTGTGGACGCCACAGACACCAAAGCGTTGATTATCCAGCGTCAAGCTCTCGGTACTGTCCAGTTGATGGATATGGCTACTGAGATGGAATATGACATCCGCCGCCAAGGTACGCTTGCTGTATCTAAGATGGCTGTGGGTCACGGTGTATTGCGCCCTGAGTGCATCATCGAACTCCGCGCTGCGGTTTAATCCAAATTTGGGCCTCTCTAGTTAACCTAGAGGGGTCCTTTTTTACATCTAATAGGAATACTCATGGCAACTCTATTGACCCCAACGACAGAACTCGAAGCTGTCAACGTCTGCCTTGCGAACATTGGCGAGTCGCCAGTGAGTGCCATTACGGGTGACATCACTGTGGACGCGGCTCTTGCGAGAGACCTAGTACGTCAGGTGACACGCGAAGTGCAAGCGCACGGTTTTTACTGGAATACAGAAGTGGGATATAAGCTAATCCCTAATACCGCAGATAACCTTGTTTTACCTGCTAACATCTTGTCTATCGACACAGTTGATAAAGACAAGGATAAAGATTTAGTCGCTCGTGGGCGATTATTATATGACCGCCGAAACCACACTTATAGCTTTGATCAAAGTGTGACTGTAGATATGGTTGTAGCCTTAGGTTTCGAGGAACTGCCTGAAATTTGTCGCCGATATATTGCTGTGCGATCTGCGCGTATCTACCAAGAGCGCGTCATGGGTTCAGGTGCAGTTTCGTCTTTCAACATTGCTGATGAAGATATGGCTCGTGCTGCGTTGTTAGCAGAGAACATGGAAGTAGAAGACAACAATATGTTAACTGATAATTCTGCCGTGACCCGTATGCTTTCACGCACCGCTTACTAAAGGATTATTAAATGTCTTTAGTCTCAACAACAGTTTCAAACCTGATTAGTGGTGTTTCACAGCAACCAGCCCCGCAACGCCTTCGTACCTCAGGTGAGGCTATGAAGAACGCTTATCCTTCGGTTGTTGCTGGTTTGCAGAAACGCCCTCCAACACAATTTGTCTCAGCATTAAGCACTTCTGTTGCTGACGATGACACTACTGCCGTTCACATAATTAACCGTGACCTCAATGAGAGATATATCGTAATTGGTGGTCAGTCTGAATTAGAGGTTTACGATACAACAGGAACAAAACTGACAGTTAATTTTCCTAACGGGAAAGGCTATTTACCTTCCACTGATATGTGGAAAAAATTAAGATTTGTAACTGTGGCGGATACTACATTTGTTCTTAACGCTGGTGTAACCGCTGAAACAAGACAAATTGTGGACACGAGAGCAGACCCCTCAACTCAAGCCTCTGTTTTTATTAAACGTGCGGTAGCGTCTACCACTTACGCTGTTTACATCAACGGTGTATTAGCCGCGACCACAGCCACAAACGATAATACAACCGCAAGTACTGCCCTAGAGGGTACTTCAGATATTGCAACTGAACTTAAAGCTGATGCGATCTCTAGAGGATACGCTGATGCTACTACTCATGGACCTGTGTTAGCTTTCACTTGCCCCGCTGACGCAACTATCGAGGTTCTCGACCAGTTTGGTGGGAACGCGATGGAAGCCTTCACTGACCGAATCCAATCGTTCGATAAACTTCCGCCTTCTGAGGCTCAAGGACGTTTGGTACAGATTAAAGGTAACCTTAACGACAACACAGAGGATTACTGGGTAGAGTATGAAAACGGCGTGTGGGTTGAAACCGTAGGGTATGACGCAAGAGAAGAGCTAAACGCCTCTACAATGCCTCATGTTCTAGTGCGTAATGCTGATGGTACTTTTACATTTAAAGAGCATGAGTGGCCTGAGAGAGAGGTCGGGGACGCTAAAACGAACCCTAATCCATCTTTTGTCGGTCGATACATATCATCAATGTTCCTGTTTAAGGGTAGACTAGGTTTTCTCAGTGAGGAAAATGCGGTTATGTCCGCTGTTGGTGAGTTAGAAACGATGTACAGAACAACAGTTGTGCAGGTTTTCGCCTCCGACAGGATCGATGTGGCGTCAATCACGGGTAGGGTGAATAACCTTTACCACGCTGCTATCTTCTCCGATACTTTGGTCTTATTTTCAGACAGCCAACAGTTCAAGCTCACATCTGAGAATGTTCTTTCACCCACCAGTGTGGGGATTGTTCCTTCTACTAAATTTGCTTGTTCACCTAACACATCTCCTGTGGCTACAGGACCTGTTGTTTTCTTCGTCACAGACGGAGCGACTAATTCTACAGTCCGTGAATTGTATATTGATGAAGAACTGAAGACTATCGATGCTGACGAAATAACAGTACAGATACCTTCATACATTCCAAACGAAGTCAGGACTATGGCAGTCTCCACATATGACGATGTGATGGTGTGTCTATCCGCTTTAGAACCCAGTAAATTATGGGTTTATAAATGGTACACATCTGGTGGTGAGAAGGTTCAAACATCTTGGTCTAATTGGGACTTCGGTCCTGATGTAACAATTATGGGCTGTGAGTTTCTAGAAGATTTTCTGTACGTTGTTTATAAAATCGGAACTCAAGTGTTTATGGATAAAATGTTTCTAGACACTAAACCTGCTGACAAAGCGTTGTTAGATCACCGTCTAGAAGAAGACGGAATGGTTATTACTTACAACAGCACTGAGGATCGGACAGAGTTCACAATACCTTACGCCTATCCAGAGACCCTTGAGTTCTTTAAAATGGAGAACCCAAAAGGTCAGAAGATGCGTGTTACAAAAGTTAATGATACAACATATCATTTACTTGAAGAAGATGCGACAAGCTGGAGTATTAATGCTGGTGTTCCATATACTTTTGAATACGTTTTTTCTCCACAATATATACGAGAAAGTACAGCCACAGGTGAGGCCGCTATCCAAGAAGGTAGGGTACAACTAAGGTATATGTCTCTGATTTACATGGATACAGCTTATTTCAAAATACAAGTGACACCAAAGAACAACCAAACCTTCGAACATTTGTTCAACGCTCGTATCTTCGCTGACGCTGACAACGTAGCGGGTTTGATGCCTAGGGATACTGGAGAATACAAATTTCCCATATTCGCACAGAACGACAAAGTTGAAATTAAAATTGTTAATGACAGCGCCTTCCCATGCTCATTTGGTTCAATGGAATGGTCTGGAATGTACATAGGAAAATCACAGAGGTTATAATGCACGGATACACCCGAAAAACTCTAGAATCGGACTTAGTTCATCTAGAGGAAAACCTTAGGGTTGAGGATGTAACCGAAGTATACTCTCAGAGCGGCTTAGAGCCTCACACAGCGTTGAAGATGGTTTTTATGCTGTCTAGGCGATGTAGGACTCTTTGCGGCTCTGACGGGACTCCTATAGGCATATACGGTGTTAACGATACAGGAACAGAAGGTCTGGGGTCTATCTGGATGATGGCCACCCCAGACTTAATCAAACATCAAAGACAATTTCTTAGAGAGTGCAGAGAAGGTATCTCTGAAGTATCTCAGGGGTACAGGTGTATATTTAATTACACAGACGCACGAAACACGGTCCACCATAAGTGGTTAAAGTGGTGCGGGTTTACCTTCATAAACAAACACCAGAATTTCGGAAAAGATAATGCGTCTTTTTATGAGTTCGTAAAAATATTGTAGGATAGAGACATGGAACCAACAACAATGTTGGCTATCGGCTCAGGCATCATGAACCTTATGGGTAGCATGGAAGAGGTACGCGCTCAAAACCAAGCGGCCCTTGACAATGCTTTCATGGCGCGAGGCGCTGCGGCTTATAAACAAGACCAAGAGATGGAGTCATTCACTGAACTCAATCGTGGTCTACTAATGAATAGTATGGATCGAGCATTACAAGCGCGATCAAACACAGAATTGGCATATGTAAGTATGTTCGAGACAGGTGGTGGCGGACAAGCCATGACTGATATGCTCGGAGAACGAAGCGCAGTTGAAGCTCGTAATATTTATAGAGACCGCTTGGAGCGGCAGAGTTTGCGAATTCAGACTAACAGAAATCTTCAAGGTTACGAGCAAGAGGCTAAAGCCCGTATTGCTTCAGTTTCCACAACAAAACTTAACATGGGTCACATAATGAAAGCTGGTTCTGCTGGTTTGCAGTATCTGACGTAGGGAGCAAACATGGCACGAATTACACCTGATATGCCCCAACGTGGGG